GGTTATCGGAGTCAGCGAGTCCACCGTGCTAATCGACACCTTGTCGACACGGATATTGGATCGCCGAACTTTCTTCATCCCCACGCCCGTTTCTTGGTGTTGCACCTTGATCCGGTGTGGTTGCGAAGGATTTTCGTTCTCTTGAATGAACGTCCGACTGCGGCCTTCGGGGCCAGTACCGAGAAACTGAACCTCGGTACCAGCAGCATTCTTCACTTCATTTGTTTGCAGGTTAGTAGGAATGGGCATTTGTTTGTCCTTTATACTATCACTGTACTACCGGCTAAACCGGTATTTTCTGCGGGCGCGTCTGGTAACTACCAGAGCAGCACCCAGGCTGAGCTCAACAGGAGACAGCCCACTCGTCGTTATAAACGAGCTTTTCTCCGGCATCCTTGTCTCACGGCGGTAAGCCGTTTCAACGCAGACTGGGAGTCCGTACTCTTGGCCGTTACTGACATATGAACCGAAAACAGGGTAACGAACCCTGCCGGTTATACGCCGTTCACGTGTTATAGACCAAAGGTACTGATGTATGAACACCACCGGATCCATCCACCCAGCCTTCAAGCTTCCCAGGAATCGGCTTACGCCGACCACCCAGTCAAGCAAGAAGGTATAGGGAATAGCATTCCAGATGATAGCGGGATTTATATTTACCCCGAAGGCATCTAGATACGCTAGGAGTCGCGAATGCGCGACTTGCAGATCGAGAAACACATACGAATACTCGATCTCCACATGGAACTTCGAAGGTTGATACGCTACCTCGCGGGTCGTCATAGCCCATATTTTCCTCGAGCCGGACACACCAGTGTCACGAAACTCGTTGATAGATGGACCATCGATAACCGCTACGTTGTCGTATTCTTTGAAGGACACACTAAAGTGTCCTATCCTAACCTTCTCGGCACCGTCAAGAAGTTTTCTAAGCTTCTTTTCAGTATTGGACACCGCAAGCCACGTGGCCTGGATGTCTGATATTAATGGCGCTACAGCGAACTTCCACTGCAGATAACCGCCCGCCACTAATCGGGATAATGACTGCTTTGTCGGGTCCTTTACAAGGAATCCCGTCAACTTTAGTGTAGAAGTGACAGCACTTCTAAACGGAAGCTTGCGGAATGCCGCAAGAACTTTCATAGCAGATAAGGTGAGATGTTTAAAGTCTTTCAACTCATAAACAGCGTTTAACACGCTAAACTCAGCCTTAATTTTGGGCATGATGGCCTCTAAGGCCGCCTGCTCAAGTTCAACGAGCTTCGCGGGTTTGGGAATGAATCCCTCATCCGTCGAAACCGTCGTCCGCCAGTCGGGAGCAACACCTATACTAGGGTTGTACTGTCCAACTGTCCCGGAACCAAGACTGACCCCGAACGATGAATGATCATATGTGGCTCTCATGCCACCTCTGTAATCACTCAAGTCGGTATTCAGATAAGTAGTATCATGGTTGGCTGGAATCGGGGCCGCGTCAAGCACGTATTTATAGTGCTCAAACGGCTTCCATTTCCATTTCTGCCCACCTTCCACCACTCTACGCTTTTCCTCAACCAGCAACTGTGCTGGCTGATTATATGCGTAAGGATCGTCGGTAGCAGCATTGACTGGCGGGTTACCCGTGGGCCCAAACCTTACAGGTTTGTAAACCACTGTCACTCGTTTGCCAAGGCTGTACAACGACCTCGTCTCAGTTGCATGTTTCATACATTTGGTGAGGTATAATTAACCTCAAAGGCGCGCGCCAACAGGG